GCGTGTCCTCCCGCTCGAAGCCTGGGAACACTTGACCCAGAATGCGGCGACCCTGCTTGTCAATGCCGTTCCAAATGGCGCGGCGGGCTTGCGTCTGCTCGGGAAACAAATGCCAGTAGGTCCCCTTGCGAAGCATCATGTCGCGGGCTGTGAGATTGAGAGCGCAGCTATCCTTGCCAGCCCTCCGATGCCACAAAGCCACGCCGCGCTGGTATCGCAGGCCGTGGCCAAAGCTGTTGTAAAGGTTGCGCTGGTGCGGCTTCGGCTTCCAGTCGTTAGGAATGGTCGTCAATGTCGAGGTCCGCAAATGTCTGGATGACGTTCACTTGCAGACCGCCAGAATGCTCAATCTTCTGCGTCTCGCGCCAGCCTGCTTGCGTCTTGAGATAGAACATTCGCGATGTCTTGCATCCGTCTCGCGCGTCTGCGAGCAAGCCACTTGCTACAGCCTGAATGGCTCTTGACTTCCCTCTTTTATAGTCTCTCGCAATCTGCGGGTCCTCTTTCCGCATGCGAGCAAAAACGCTTTCGCTGATGCCGAAGTAGTCCGCAATCTGCTCAAGGCTGAGAACGGCCGCAAGTGTCTCCACTTCGGCCTTTTGCGCTTCCGTCAGCTCTATCTTACGCCGCCCCATTACGCTCTATCTTCCAGCTCGCTGAACATCTGGCTTGCCTTCGAGGACCAGCCCGTACCATACGCCAGCGCCAATGCGGTCTGAGGGCGCGGCTGCCGAAGACAATACCACATCTTGCGGGTGCGGTCAACCGCGTTCAACTTTTTACCTTGCGCCTCTTTAGAAGCGTGCGCCTCTTTAATGAACCATAACGCCAATCGGCGTCGGTAAAGAGACGTGCGCCCGCAGTGCCTCGATAAGCGCGTCCTGCACGATGTCGCGGCTGAGGTCAGTGGTCATCGTGAAGTCGCCGTTAGCGTGGAGATAGATGCCGACAGATCCCACCACGGGCTCCTCGTCTTCCTCCATGCAGTCGTTAAGATCGATTGTCATGGCAGCACTCCCCTGGTGGCTTTCGCTGGGAGTTTGTCACGCCTCATCTTGCGCATCAAGGGCCTGCGCTCGCTTCCATCGCCGATACTGGCTCTTGATTGTGCCGTAGGGGATTTCAACACCGTCGGCTTTCGACACAGCTAGGGGTTTCATGCCCATTTCGAACATTTCAGCGATGTGGTCGGGCACCGAGTTTTGCATGAGGTCATTTCCCTCGGGCGGTAACTTGCCTTGGACTTCACCCCTCTGCAGGGTGTCATATCGAGCCAGAGCGAACATTTGGCGACCCAGCGCGGCCTCTGCGGCCTCTCTGCCGTGCTTCAAGCGGATGGCGTGTATTTGTCCGAAGTCGGGCTCGGGCTTTTTGAGGCGGTCCGGGGGCGCGTAGAAGATGCTCCGATAACCGTACTCGGGGCACTTGTGGTGATGAAGCATCTGGCCAGTCTCGACAAGTTTAAGAAGCGCGGCCCGGATGTCCACGTCATCATCCCCGATGGCCGTCGCAAAATCGGGAATGCAGCGCTTCTTTCCATCGGACGCGATGTCCACCAAATTCTGCATCAAATCACGCATCGTTGCCTCCGACGTGGTCGCACCAGTCCGTACCAGTCTCACCGGGAATCTGCACATCAACCTCCAGTTTCATGCGAGACAGGTTTTTGGCTAACATATAAGCCGCGCTTTGTCCAGTGAAATTGCGGTCGTTGTCGCCGTAGATAATTACTCTTTTGACGCCATCGGGCGGCGTCCATTTGACAAGAATGCCGGCGCTTGTCGTCGCCCACGTAGGCGTCCCAAATATCTCCCACGCGGCTAACGCCGTTTCAATACCCTCTGCCACACCCAGCGTTGAAGTGACTGGCGAAAGCCGTATTGCGGAACCGTCTGGTATCTCTCCAGGCATCAGCATTCTTGGGTTATCGACGGGAGCCTTCTCCCCATCCAGAATGAATGTCCGGTGAAGCGATACGCCCTGCCCACCAGGGTCCTGCACCGCCGCCACCATGCACGGGAACTCTTTGCCGCATGGGTGCCTCGCACTTGGATGGTATCGCAGCGCTGGGCTGTACGTCGGTCGCTCAATACCCCTCCCGGCAAGATATTGGTCAACCGGGTCTCCTGTTACGACTTGCCTTGCCGCCGACCATAGCTCGCGCCGCAACTCGCGCTTGCGGTTTTCGCTCATCCCTGGGTCAACCCTCTCGGGCTCAGACTTGCGAAGCAGCGCGCGAATTTCTTTGACAGCCTCCGCAAAGGTCCAGCCCTTGTACGCCATCACCAAGTTGACGCCATCACCCGCGCCGCACTGGTTGCAAATCCAAGTTCCTGAGCCACCCTTGTTGTCAAACCGAAAGCGGTCAACGCCCCCGCACATCGGACAGGGCCCGTGCTTTCCGCTGAGTTGCTTCTGCGACATTCCCAGCGCAGCCAGCACACCGCGCCATCGGCCCTGCATCTGAACCCGTATGTCAACCCACGTAGCCATGTCGCACCTCCGTACAGCGCCGGAGAGGCCCAGCTATAGGCCATCTCTTGTTTTGGCTAGGGCACCCTACCTCGGAGCCGAGTTGCTCACACACGGGCCTCTCCTGCGCTCTGTGGGGCTTTCTTGGCATCCCTCGCCTTTACGTAAGCAATCATCTTGGCTTTGACCCAGCTTCGCACCTCCGGCGAGGGCTCGTCGCTCATGACGTGGGCAAGCGAATGGTGGGGCCAGACGCCGAACTTGGCCCGATACTTGTGCTTAGCCCAGCCCGACTTGTAACCGCGCTCATTGGCAATTCTGAGCAAGTCCGACAGCCATTGCTGCTTCTGCTCTAGCGTGAAGTCCTTGTCAGGCAATGGCTCCGGCGTCAACGCAACAAGCTCGCCATCCTCGGTCTCGATATATCCGCTGGGCGGTTTACGCTCTGCGCCGCAGTTAGGGCATATCTTGACCTTGGGCGGCATCATCGCCGCGCACTCCTGGCATACCTTCGGCAATGGCTCGTCGCGCTTCTCTTCGGCCTTGTCGCCTCGTGACCCCGGCGGCAAAGACGACCAGTCCAAGTCAGTGACAAACCCCAGCCGATTGGTGTTGCCGGCGTGGTCCCAGATAACCAAGTCCTCGGTGCCTGGGTTGACCCTCAGTCCTCGACCGATTTTCTGTTGATGCAGCATTGTCGAGCACGTAGGGGCCGCGTCGATAATCCCCGACACTGGCAAGTCCACGCCAGTCGTCATTGTCCGCACTGACCAAATCACGCGAATGTCACCTCGGCGGAATGCTTGCTGAACCGCCTGCCGCTCAAGCGTGTCGTGCGATGCGTCAACCGCAGCCGATGGAATGCCGGCGTCTTCGAACTCCTGGGCCATCCTGCGAGCATGAGCAACCGAAACGCTGAAGGCAAGCGTCGGTCGGTCCTGGCCATGAATGAGATAGTTGCTGACGATATCGCCCACCAGTTTCTTGTCGCTCATCGCCTCGTCGGCTTGGGCCGTGACGTACTCTCCCGCTTTGATTTGCACGTTGCTCAAATCCGCCGTTGATGGTGCGAACACTTGGAACCGCGACAAATACCCGAGGTCGATCAACTCCTGCGTCGTGGTGCCGACAACGAGATCCTCCCACTCGTCTCGCATCCCCACGCGGCCCGGTGTTGCGGTCAGCCCCACAAACCACGTGTCTGGCTCGGCCTCCATCCAGTCGTTGATGGCTTGGCTGTAGACGTGCGCCTCGTCAACCAACACAACGCGGCTCCTCGGGAAGCTGCGCCGGCGCTGCAACGTCTGCACGCTCGCGATCTGCGTCGTGGCTGAGGCCTCGTGCGCGGATGATTGGCTTGGATGACGCCAATGTCCGTCACGCCCTCGGCCTCGAACGCTGCGATGGTCTGGTCCACCAAGGTAATCATCGGGACCGTGAACGCTGCTTTGCCGCCGCGCTCCAGGCACTTGCGGATGATGTAGCTCGCCATCAGGGTCTTGCCCCCTCCAGTCGGGAGCACAAACACCACCCGCCGGTGCTTCTGCATGCTTCGGAATAATCTTGCCAGGCCCTGAGACTGGTATGGCCGTAGGGGCTTCGGCTCCGGAGCGTCGTCAAACAGTTCCATGTCTGCAACCTCTTTTGCTGGAACGGATCTTCTCAACCTATCCTCCATCGGTGTCGTGGGGTCTCTGCGTGCTTCGGGATAATCTTACCAGGATTGGAGATTGGCATGGTCCGGAGGGCTTCGGCTTCGAAGCGTCGCTGAACGTGTCCATGTCTGTTTCCTGTTTCTGGATAGGAAATTTCAACCTACCTCCCAGTCGGTGTCGTCAGGTCCTTGAGCCATACAACCGTCTGGTCATCTGACCCCTCTTCGGCCAGCCAATGTTGCAACGTTACGAGGTCATTTTGGGCGACCGGCCTAGTTTCTAGGTTTGTCCGCCACACATACCCCGCCTCCTCGTCACACAGACCCCCCCTCCCCGAACGTCGTCCCCCCCCTCCGAATCACACAAATACTTACTAATTTGGTGCCCCTCCCAATCACGCAGACGCCCCACAAATGGTACGATATGGTACTGGTTTGTTAGGCTGAGATAGCCCTTATTTTTGTTTCCTTGGCGGCGAATGACCTTCAAGACGCGGGCGCTCTTCAGCGATTTTAGAGCTCTCTGCACTGTCCTTTCCGACAGCCCAGTGTC